TGATATATCTGATCAATTATTGAAATGGAAACTAAAACGTTACGGTTCTTACGAAGATAAAATAAAACAATTAAACCAGATAAACTTTAATTAATGGAGTATTTTCTAAATCAAAGACTTTCTGCTAATAAGAAAGATGAAAAGTGGGGTAAGAAAATGATAGATAATTATATCGAACAATCATATGCATGGTCAGATGAATGGGAGAGAATTGAAGATAATTATCAATTAAAAAATAATCAATTACCTCGTGAGGAGATAGCTCAGATATGCAAGGGTTTGGGTAGCGACGATAGTATGGAAGTATTTATCAACGCTTACAATAAAACTCATAACATTATTGATGCGCATAAAGGTGAAGAATGGAACAGACCATTCTCATTTTCAATTGTGAATAATTCTAAACGAGCTGTCGATAGGATAGATCGCGACAAACGACGTGAATTAGATTCATTAGCTGAAAGTATTTTCAAAGCTGAATTTGAACGTCAAAAAGGATTATTTGAAATCGAACAAAATAAATTAAAAGGTTCAATGGATGAACAGCAAGCTCAAAAAGCAATTGAAGACTTGCAAAATCGTTATAATAAATTGTATGGTCAGATAACAGATCCTAAAACAATTTATGATAAATATGAAAATATGACAACCCCTGAAGAACTAGCAATGCAACGTATAATGCGTATGATTGTTGAGAGGTTGAATATTAAGTTTATTAAAAATCAAACCTTCGAAGATGCTGTTGTAGCTGGAAGGGAGATGGTGGAAATATATTCATTACATGAATATGATTTACCTAGAATACGTCAACTCAATCCTTTGAACGTATTCTTTCAAAAATCACCAGATGTACAATGGATACAAGATGCTGACTTTGCTGGTTATCATGAGTTATTAACAATTGATAAAGTATTGGAAGAATATGGTGAGTTTATTACAGATGCAGAGTATAAAAAATTAACTCAAAGTGGTCCTTATTTTTCCGGTGTTCGTGGTTTAGACACACCGTTTACTGCAACCGCTGAAAATCCAAACCCATCAATTGACCGCCAGGTACGTGGGTTTAAAAACCTACCTAGACATAATGGGTTGACCGCCGAACAATATGTATTACAAGATCCAGCATTTGGCGGACCAGATCATGGATGGATGGGAGTTGATTATATATCTAGATTAGGATTAAGTGCTGTTGATACTCGTCAACACCGATTAAGAGAATATGTGGATGTTTATACTATATATTGGAAATCACAACGTAAATTAGGTCGTTATGGATTTATTAATGATTATGGCGAACCTGATGAAACATATGTAGATGAGTCATTTAGTATTCCTAAACATGCTACTAAAGAATCTATTCCTTGTGGTTATACTAAAAATAAAGTAATTTATCGATGGTCTGATAAAGATAACCCAAACATGAAATATTCATTAGAGTGGATTTGGGTTCCTGAAGTATGGAAGGGTGTACGTATTGGTCATGATATATATTGTCAATTAGGACCAGTTAAACATGCTTATCAGTCATTGTTGAATCCATATGAAGTTAAGTTACCGATATACGGGTATATTTATAATAATAGAAATGCTTATAGTATATCTTTAATGGACAGGATGAAACCATGGCAAAAACTCTACTATGTGATTATGGCTCGTTTGTTGAAGTTAATATCACAAGATAGAGGTGTTTGGACATTTATCAATATTCACATGTTAGATAAAAATCTTGGATTTGAAGAAGCATTGCGTGCTGCTGAAGATAATGGTGTCATTCCGTATAATCCTTTGAGTAACTCAAAAGGGGCTGGTAATTTTGGTAATACCAATACTATGAAAGTAGCTGAAAGAATTGATGCAACCAACGCCGGGGCAATCCAGCATTATATTAATTTACTTCAATTTATTGAGGAAAACATTAAATTATCTTCTGGTATGTCAGACCAAAGATTAGCTCAAACTAATGCTAGAATGACCGCCACGGATAATTATAGAGATACAATGCATTCGATTAATATAACTGAACCTTTGCATGCAGCTCATGATTTATTGTGGCAGGAAATACTTCAAGGTATGATGGAAATGACTTTGTCAGTATTGGGAGAATCTACGGGTAAGATACGTGGATTTTTGGGGGATGATGAAAAAGTATTGATTGATTTGAACATGTTGTCATTGGAAGATAATTTTAGATTAAGGGTAGCAGATAATTCTAAGGCTTATAAAATATTAGAACAAGTTAAACAATTGAGTCACGCATTAGTACAGAATGACAAAGTCAATCTTGATACTCTTGTGGATTTATTAGAGACAGAGAATTTAACTGAATTTAAATATCTGGTACGTAAAGTTGAAGAAGACTTCGATGCTCGTCAGGCTGAACAACAAAAAGGTCAACAAGAACACGAGAAGGAGATGATGGAAATGCAACGTAAACAAGCTGAAGATCAACAAATTGGTAGATTGGATGAGATATATTTAAAAGGTAAATTTGATTATATGAGAGATAAAATGAAAGCTTCAATGCAGGCTATTTCATTCGATGCTGAAAAAGATTATAATCATGATGGTATTCCAGATTATTTACAGTGGGAACAACTTCGACAAAAAGTTGAAAATGAATCACGTAAAATTGATTTGGAAGAATTTAAAGTAATGAAAGAAGAGGAATCTTCGCTAAGAGACCATGAGAATAAATTACGCGAACAGACTGCTAAGATTGAAAAAGACGCTCAAGATAGAGAAGACAAATTAGTAGCTGAAGCAAATAAGCGTAAAATAGAAGCGGCAAAATTGAAAATAATGAAAACTAAAGCTAAAAAATAAACTAACTTAGAACTAACTAAAACTAACTAATTATGGGCAAAGTCAATGATATTATTATCAAAGGTGTTAATAATATTGCCAACACTGTAAAACAGACATTAGGTACGAAAGGTCGTACTATACTTTTTAATGACGAAGAAAACCGTGTACATGTAACTAAAGACGGTGTCACGGTTGCTCGTCATATTATGGCTACTGACCAATATGAAAATATGGTCATAACTGTATTGAGAGAAGCATCATTAAAGACAATGAAGAGTTCGGGTGACGGAACCACAACAACAATGATATTAGCACAATACCTGACATTAGAAGGATTGAAACTAATATCTGAGGGTTCTAATTATTACGAGTTATCTAAACAGATGGACAAAGCTGTAAATGATGTAATTGAATTCATAAAAAGTAAATCAATCAATATTGAATCTAATCCTGAACTATTACGGGAAATAGCATCTATTTCGGCCAATGATGAAAAAATCGGTGAGTTCATTTATTCTTTGATTAAAGACATTGGGTTATATGGAGATATAGAAGTTAAAGAGTCAGAACACCTTGAAACACGAGTTGATAAAACTAAAGGTATGAAAATCCACAAAGGTTGGATGGAAAACTTTATGGTTAATAATACTCGTGAGATGACGTTTGAAGCTACAGATTGTCACGTTTTAATAATTGACGGACTGATTCAATCAGTGACTGATATTGATAGATACATTAAACATTTGATGGGTAAACCATTGGTTGTATTTTGCAATGATGTTAGTGATATCACATTAACTCAATTTCAAAAGTTGATTTCTTCTACTGGAACACCTTTATGTTTTGTACAGAATGATGGGTTTGGGGACCGCAAATCGTTGATTATGAATGACTTGGCTGCGCTCACCAGTGCATATGTAATTGACCCTCAAGACAGTTTTAACCCAGATAATATGGGGTTTGCCGGGAATATAAAGGTTGGGGAATTTTATACTTCTGTTTCTGGTGGTGATTTAGATGTTGAGCTAGTTAATGAAATAATTGAAGATATTAAAATACTATTGGAAGATGATTTAGACGATGATGAAACTAAGTTGACTAGCGTTGAAAGACGATTCCATAAAAAACGATTAGCTAACTTAACAGGTGGAGTCGCTGTGATACATACAGGTGGTAGAACTAAAGTTGAAATGAAAGAATTGAAGGATCGATTAGATGACGCTGTATTAGCTGTAGAATCGGCTATTAAGCAAGGAATAAACTTTGGTGGAGGATCAACCTACCTTAACTGTCAAAACTCGCTATATGACCGTTATAAACAGAATGGTAGGGGATATAAACTTGTACTAGATTCTTTAGATGCACCATTTAAACAATTATTGATTAATGCTGAATTGTTCCCATCATTTGATTTTTATAAAAATGAAATACTTAAGGGTAAAGCATTAGACTTACGTGATGGTAAAATATACGATTTAGATGGTAGCGAATATAGGGTATTTGACCCAACATCAGTATTAATCGACTCGTTGGTAAATGCTACAGCTGTGGCAAAATCACTATTATCATTAAAAGATATTATTTATGATGGTCAGAAACTGGAAGGGTAATATATTAAAAGGCTGAACATCATACCCAATAGATAAACAAGAACTATTAAAAACAACATTAACATAACTAATTTAATTAATTTTGAACATGAATTCAAACGTTCCAGAGGAAAAACTAGACTTCGATATTAATATTGAAGAGTTACAAAATGAGTTGCTAAGTAACTCAAATGAAGGTAACCAAGGTGACTGGTCAGACTTACCATTTAACTCACCTGATTTAAATTATACTCCTGAAAAAGAAGTAGGCTCTACAATAACTGAAGGTCCTGATACATCTTTTCTTAAAGAAGGTGATAAGATTTTACCTTCTACTAAATTAGATCAACCTGGTACAGAGTTATCGGTATATGAAGCAGCCCTTAATTTATTGAAAGAAAATGGTCTGTTTACAATACCAGAAGATATAAATCAAATAGATGAAGATGCTTGGAATAAAGTATTAGAGTATAATAAAGAAGTACAGCGTAAAAACATTATCGACGATATGCGAGCTAAATCAGACCCTCGTATTATGGAATTATTCGATTATGTAAATGATGGTGGTACTTGGTTTGGTTTTGATGACATGCGTAATGCTATTCAAGATGAAACTAATATTGAAAACTTAGATGTATTTAATGAAGAACATCAACATTATTTAATTAAGTCGTATTTGTCTGACGGTTTAGATCCAAGTAATCCAGCTCATGCACGTAGATTGAAAAGTATTGATGATGAAGTTAATACTTATTTTGAAAGACTAGAAGCTGAAGATTTAGCTAAAGAAGCTAAAAAATATTTTGTAGATCAAGTTAATGCTCGTAAACAAGAAATTGTGTACCAGCAAGAATTACATCGAAGACAAGAACAACAACAACAACAAGAAGCAGCCCGACATCAACAAGAGTGGATTAAAAACTTTCAAACAACGTTAACCAAACGAGATTGGTCACAAGCTAAAAAAGATGCAGTGATAAGTCAATTTGACGTTGTAGAATTGGAAGATGGTCGTTCAATGGAAATGTGGAAATACAAGTTTAATGCCATGTGGCAAAAACCTGAAGCTGTTCAAATATTCATGGATTTCCTTTCGGACTTTGACCACAATACGGTAGAGTTTAAACGTAATGGAATTCCATCCGATAAAATTGCTACATCGACTATACAGTCGTTAATCAATAGTAAAAATCAACAAAAATCAAAAGGACAAACCCAATCAAGACAAGGTGGTGGAACAAATCAACCTATCTTAATTGACCCTTTGAATATGTAACACATTATTTATAATTAAATTTATTTTTTAAAATGTCCACAATTCTTTTTGAAAACGCTAAGTATGTTCATAATGGACAACTTAGACCTACGAAATTGACAGATGGTCTTTTGGTTTCTGGTGAAGTCAAAGGATATCACTTGAGTCAGGCGTTAGGTGGAATTGAAAACCTTGAAACGATCAACGTAGGTTATGCCCAAATCTTTTCAGCAACTGACAAATATTTTGGTAAACCAATCATAGGTATGACTGAAGCTAAAGGTAAAGTCAAAACAATCAGTCGTTCAGGTTTCCGCTGGGAGTTATCAGGTGGTAACGTACAAAAGGCACGTATTACTCAAACAGTATGTACTGACAATAGACCAGGTTTATATTTGCAACCTTTTGACATCATTGTCGATAAACCTTGGTTCAACGTTTCTGATATCATCATCCCACAACATAACCAAAAACAATGTCGTGTAATGCCTTATGGTCAAGGTCAGTCTAGAGCTCACCACCAAGTAGGTCCTAACGCATTCCGTTACACAATCCAATACATCACTAACAACCCAAATGAATACTTAGATTCTAAGTATATTCAAGAAGGACACGAATGGTGTAAAGTATCTAGTGCTGTTGCTACTGAAGACAACATTGATGGTGGTGGATTCCAATTCTATTCTATCTTTGAATCTGAAGGTCAATTGCAACAACACGCTGTACACTTTGGTGTATCTGATAAAGTAGCCCGTAGAGCTAAACAAGCAGCTGATGGTAAAATCCCTTACGATGAGGAAACATCTAAAGCTACTCGTATGTTGTGGGTTAAGTATGAAGATAAAGTAACTGGTCAACCTTTGTCACGATTTATGGCTTTATTGGATGCTGAAGCATTTAATGAGTTGTATCAAAACTGTGAGTGGACACTTATCTTTGGTAAATTGTCTAACAACATGGTTTCTCCTGAAGGACATCAAATTTTGACTGCTTCTGGTCTTCGTCAACAACTTGAATCAGGTTGGACTTTAGAGCATAACGGTTCATTAAGTTTGGAAGAACTTGAAGATTGGTTTGATTCTATCATCAAAGATAAAATCTCTGAAGGTGAACAAAAAGTAGTTATGAGTGCTGGTCGTCAGTTCCGTAAAATTTTTGACCAAATGATTAAAGTTGATGCAAGAACTTATGTTACTGTTGATTCTTTATTCCTTCGTAAAGGTTCTAACTTCCGTGATTTGGACTATGGTTCTTATTTCGCTAACTACAAAGGTTTCACTTGTGACATTTCAGTAATGGAAAATCCATCATACGATAACCAATACTACTGTCCACAAATGCACCCAACACGTACTAACTTCACTATCGACTCTTGGAGAGCTGATATTTTGGATTTCGGTACAAGTAAACAACAAGGAACTGGAGGTGAAACTGATAACATCTCTATGGTTCAAGAGTCTTATTGTAATTACAATATTACTTATAATGGTAAATGGTACGGTGCACATGATGGTAAATCAGGTATGCCTATCACAGATGGTGGTCTAGGTCAAGCAGGTGGTGTTTCTGGTTATTCAGTACATCGTGAAAAATCTTGCGGTTTGATGATTGCAGACGTAACTCGTTGTGGTGCTATTTACTTATCAATTAACGATTAATACTAACTTAAAAACTAACTACAATGATCGATCATAATAGAAACGATAACAGAAAAATAAGAATTGAACCTAACCCGTTCAGACAAATGAAGCAAAAGTTTCGCATGAAATCTCAAAAAATGAACAACGGTGTTCCTGTTGTTAATACGTCGGGGAAACCTATCATGACAGAGATTGAACCTGAAGCTTTACATAGAGTTCCCGGAACATCCAAAAGAGTAGCACCAATGAGAGGTGTTTACGGATTGGAAACTGGATTGACTCATTTGGTACCAAATCCTTATGCTAATTTAGAAAGCTATAGTCCTGAATGGGAAATAGTTCTAAAGAAAAAGGATAAAGTATTGCTTCAACATATACTTGAATATGAATGTGGATTCCCATTTGATTATTTAACTCACCGAATTCCAGAAGGTGCTGTTGAATCAAATAAAATGGATAAAAAGTTTTTTGAAAAACTTGAATCTAAACCACTTCTTGATGGTAATGTTACCTTTTTGGATTTGTCTAATCCAGTTCATAGAGTTAACTATTACACTCTTTTAGCTCATAAATCAGTTGCCAATACTTGGGAAGATCTTCTTGATGGTGGTAATGAATCAGCTGAATGGTATATAGTTGATGAAGAAGCTAAACAACAACGTGAGAAATCAAAAGCTCAAATTGACGTTGAAGGCGGTGCTGCTTTGTATGAACTTAATTCTAGTAATTCTGATGCTCTAATTCAAATGGCTAAGGCTTTAGAATTAGGTGATGCGAATAACCGTAATTTGACTAAAGACAAAGCTTACAATATGATTTATGCTTACTATACAGGAAGTAAATCAAACTTTGAACAGTTTATGGAAATGTATAAATTATGGAAAGATCCAGTTGTAGGTAGAAATAAGTTCATAGCTTTAGCCGAATTATTCGATTATCAACATCAAGGTCTTGTTACCTACAAGAGTGGTCGATATACTTGGTATAAAGTGACACCAGGAGAACCTGCGGAAACCTTTACTTATAATGGTAAAATGAACTTTGTTGTGGAATTCCTTTTGGATCCTGCACAACAAGAAAACGTAGAAGCTCTCCAAGAAGAATTCAAACGTAAATCTCGATAATAATGCGTATTGATCAAATGCACTATAATTTCGAATTAGGTATAGACCGGGTGGCCAGCAATGACCGCCCGGATTTTATGCCATGGGAAATAGATGAATTTCTAAATAGTGCAATCATGGAGTTTTTAAAAAGTAGATATAACTTCAATCAAGAACGTAGAGGTTTCGAAGTAGACCAATACAGAATTTCTGAATTGTCTAATCTACATATTAAATCTCCTGAATTACAACCAGCCGTTACTCCGGTAAATCTGGGTAATGGTTTATATGAAGTGAGACTAGATAGTTTAGGTAATAACATTAATGGTCAATTCTTTAGATACTTATTTTTAACAAAAGCTATCATAACTATTCGTAAAGGTGATTGTGATAAAAAGATTACTTTGAATCTACATCAAACAGATGATTTAAAGACAGTATTTAATCAACCAGATTGGAATTGGGGACAGATACACGGAATGTTTGGTAAGTCCACTGTGACGACCATACCCGTACCGGTTCCTGCTCCTAATACTGATTCACCTGATTTCACAATCGATCTTTTACCAACAACTAGATTCAATAATGATCAACTGCAATCTCTTTATCTTGATACGACTGATGTCGATGGTACGCAACAATACCAGGTAGTTAATGCTTGTATTAGTTATATTAAATACCCAAACCGAGTATTTGTAGGTGGGTATGATCATATTGATTTACATTCCGATTCATCTTCTGACCCAATTCATTGCGATTTAGATGAAGCGTTTCATAAGGACATTGTTGACATTGCTGTAGCGTTAGCTATGAGAAGTGTTGTCGGTGGTCCTCAAAATGAAGCTCCTGAAAAATAATTATTCAATTAATAATCAAATTACTTAAACAATGATTCACAAAAATAGTCAAACGAAA